TGCCTTTTTAGGTAAAGTACCTCTTAGTAATGTAGGTTTTAAATCACTACTGTTTAATTTAACTATCTTAAATTCACCATCTTCAAATTTCTTTTCAATTTTAACTTCATAGTATTTGAATTCAAAACTTCCAAAACTTAATGCAGGTTTTACAAATGTTGGTGCTGGAATAAATGGTGCTATACCAAGAGTAGGTCTTACAGTACCTCTATTGTAATCTATTTGTGGAATTTTAGTATTTCCAAATCCACCTAAACCAAATAGTGGGTTTCTTCGATTACTACCACCAAAGATATTTCCCATAGGAAAGTTTGGTCTGAATCCTACATCCTTACTGAATTTTATTCTATCTTGGAAATCCGCAAGAACTTGGTCATTATCAAAATCTTTTGGAATTACAGGTTTTATTGTTTTTGAGTTTGTTTTTTGTATAGCACTAACTCTATATGTTTCTTTGGCCTGTGATTTATCTCCACCTAAAACAGTTATAGTTTTTGGTGATAATAATTCTTTTTCAGTAAATTGAAGAACTCCTCTTTTCTTTGAAGTTATCGCCTTACCATCTACTAATACAGAAGAAGATTTACCACCATCTACTTTAATGTTTAGTAAAACAGTTCTACTTTTTTCTTTAACAACAGGTAGTGGCGGTGGATTATAAACACAACTTCCATTATCTCGTGTTGCATTTCTATTATAATTTTTGGCCTTTGGGTCAGTACATCCTTGTATTACTGTACTACCACCCCCACCTCGTGAGATACTTCCTCCTCCACCTCCATTAAATCTGATATCTTCGAGAAGGACATCTTGCCTACCACGGTCTATTCCATTGTCGAATCCATCATTGAATCCATCATTGAAATTTTCATCGTATATTCCAAATTCTCTTCTTCTAGCCATTATCTTATATTCCTTGTAAGTTCTGCTGGTCTATTAGCCCCACCATATCTAGCATCTACTGATTCAGGTCCATCAAATTCGTTTCGAATGAATTCGAAAGAACCTCCTCCTCCTCCACCTCCACCACCTCGTGGTGTTGATGCGATAGGAATTATATTTGGAGTTGGTGCTGGTGTTGGTGTAACACTACATGAACCAAGTCCAGTTGATATCAAACCATTTGGTAAAACTAAACTATTAACTTGAGCACATATTGTTGTAGTTCCACCTGGTTGAATTACACCACTTGTTTTAATATTACCAAGTGCATCCTTATACTTAAATGTTAATGGATTGCCTCTATATATAGGAAATGGTCTTTCATCATAATATCTCTCTCCATATCTGATTTCATCATATGGTCCTCTTCCAAAACTATCTCTATTACCAAATCCAGTACCTCGATACTCATCACCAGGATATCTATTCATAAATACAGCAGGTGGTTGTAATACTTTACTTCTACTTTGATTCGTTATTTTAAAACTAGCCATTATTGGTTTTGGAACTCGTATCTTAGGAACTTCTCTTACATCACCTTTAAATTTAAATGAACCAACATCATGTGTGATGTTAAATGAATCGAATTCAATTCCACTCTTACTTCCACCTGGTTGACCATTTATTTTCCATTTCATTTCTGCCGTTGATGACCAAACATAGTATTTAGCTGTTTTAGTTGGATTTACATTTTTATATTCACAACTACCATCATCTTTAGTAGCCTGTGGATTGTAATTTAATGCCGATGAATCTGTACATCCCGCTACTTCAATTTCTTCTACCTCTTCAGGATATTTACAAGTACCATTATCTTCTCTTGCTTTTGGATTGTAGTTTAATGCATTTCTATCCATACACCCTCTAATAACAGCATCAACTTTATTTGGTTCAGTTGATTTATATATGTTATCAGAAACAGATGATTTTAATATCTGTTTTACCTCATCAAAAGTTACTTGTTGTTCTGGTGTTAATTCGTTTTGTTCTTGTATATTTCTTTTTGGTAAATAAAATTCAATTACATTTCCAAGTGATTGTTCAATTACAAGATTAATATCATCTATTGATAATTGAATCACATCTAATTGATTTGTGGGTTTACCATAATTTAAATCAAATATATTCCACTGTCTATCATCAATAAAATATTCTATCGATTCAATAAACTTTTCTCTAATTCTATTGATAAGAAGTTCTACACTATCTATTTTAAATTCTTTTCTTATCAATCCATGGTATATTTCAGTATCCTTTTGTTTACCTTTTATTCTTGAAAAGAAATCTAAAACCTTTTTTGTTGTAATATTTTGAATATATTGTTTAGCATAATATATAGTATCATCTCTAAACTGTTTTTCTTCAGTAAAGGTTTCATATCTTTTTTCTAAATCAAGATTTGGATTGTTTGAATTCTTAATCGGTAATACTCTTATTTCTGTTCTACTCGGTGATATCTCATGAATCCAAAGTTTATCAGTATCACTATTTTCTTTACCAGCTCTTCTGTTAAGTAAGGTTACTTGAGTTTTAAATATTCCACTTGAGTACCCAGCCTCTCTAATTAGTTTTTCAATATCAACTATAAATTCTGAGGCTCCATTTAGTTTTTTAGTAAAGTTATTTTCAGAAATTATAAAGTACTCTGATATATTTTTTTCATCTAAACTTATATATCTTACTAATTTACCATCTTCACCTTGAGGCAATTGATTCTCTGATGCATCAAATAATATGAATTCAATCATATCTGCATTACCAAGACCAAAGTAAGATTTACCGATTTCTTTCTCGAAGATTTTTCTATCTTCAGATTCAACCTTATATCCTCTTCTTTCTATTATGTCTTTGAATCCCTTAATTGCCATTTCTTGCTTCCAAATATTTTAATACCTTATATCTTCGTTCTCCACCAAAGTTATCATATACAAACTTACTAAATCCATTTCCAAATATAGTATGTATCAATTTACCAATCCAAATTCGTTTTTGATTTACCTTAACTCCCATTTGGTCTGCCATCCATGCACACCAATATTTAGAAAGACCATGATAAAACATATCAATTAAAATATGATTTGGATTTTTCTTCATCCATTCAACAATTGGTCTTGACCACATCATATAACCAACTACTAATCGTGGGTCTTTGATAAACATCATATCACCCCAATCCTCATCGGCCTTATATATTTCATAAGGTATATATCCTTGATTGTATAATTCTACACAAATAATCTTTTTCTTTTTAGAATTTGCAGCAGATGATGCTGTTGCCTGAGCTGCCTGAACTTGTTGATTAGCTGCCTTTATTTGTTGTTCTGCAATTGCTCTGTTAGATTCAATAGTTGCTTGTAGTGTTTCATTTGCACCTTGTAAAGATTTTACAATTTGTTTTTCTGATTCTAATTGAGATGCAAGTGTTTCCTTTTGTGCACCCAATCCTCTTACTTGAGCAGTCATAGATACTCTTTCTATACCTTCCTTAGTTCCTTTTAAAACAGCATTTTGAAAGTCTGCTAATAGAACTTCAAATCTATTTTTTAAAGCTTCAAATTCTGCCTGAGAGGTTCTTAATTGTTCTTGTGCTGAACGAACTTCACTTTCTAAACTATTTACATTAGTTTCTAAAGTTGCTATATCTCTTAAGTATTCAGCGTTTGTTAGTTCAAGTCTACGAATTTGTTCGTTAAGATTTTGTATCTCATCTAACTTTGTCTCATACTTATCATATTTAATATATCTACCTTTTGATGGTTTTTCTTCTTTGATTAACTCATCAACTTCAATATCAACAGCCTTTTTTAATTCTTCTTCATTATAATAAGGTCTTTCAAGTGTAGAAGAAGTTTCTCCACTAAAAGAAGTTTGTTCAATGTTTTCTTCTTCAATTGGTTCTATTAAATCACTTTTTAATTTAGGTTCTTTAATCTTACCTCTAATTGGTTCTTGACCATATGGTTTTGATGGTTTTAATTTTATTTGACTTGGTTTTACTTCCTTACCATCTTTTTTGAGCACACGAATTTTATCAGAGGAATCTCTCTTAATAGCCTTTGAACCCTTTTTAACAAGTTCATCTATTCTAAACTTATCTCGTAAACTCATGTTATTTCTCTACTGTAAATGTTAAATCTTTATCTTTAAAATATTCTATAACACCACTTCTATTTACTTTTATTTCAATATAATAATCTCTATTATATTCCCAATTTGTTAAATTTAATTTAAAGTAGTTACCACTCGAATCACAACTTACTTTTGTAAAGTTTGAGAATGGTACAATTATCTCATCTGTTACAACATCTCTAATTTGATAATGTGTTGTTGATGGTAAATATTTTACATCTTGATAAGAAAATGTATTGGTGTATGTTTTAAGAGGATATTTTTCTCTTCCATAAACTCTAATCGTAGGTTTACTTGCTAGTTTATATCTACTCTTCAATCTTTTAAATGTTACTATGATATCATCCGAAGTTAATTCTGTTAAAGAACCAGTAGAGAAAGATGAATCATCCCAACCAATTCTAACTTTAGGTTGGTATATTGTATTTGTTTCTTTTGAAAAGAACTTTAATTGACCATAATCTTCAGTATCATTTTCTAAAGATGATGTGTACTTTAATATAAATCCTTCATTTGGTAATGTTCCACCAACCCACTCATCCATAGTACCTTTGATATCCATTTCGATATCAGCTGATTCATATGAAAAAGATTGTGTTGAATATGAACCTGTGAACCATGTTCCTCCTTTACCATTGAAAGAACCAGTTGTATCAGATGAATGATTATTAAGTGATAACCAATTCTGTCCTGTTCTTACCGAGTTCCAAGATACACCATCAGTAGATATTTCATCAAACCTTGTTCCAATTCCCATATCCCACGATTGTGTTACTGCATATGCATATATCGTGTAATCAACTGGTATTTCTGATGTTTCACATTCACGAAGAATTAATTCAGCTGAAGTCATTGTTACCTCACCACTTGATATTGATTGAGAAAGTGGAGTAGTTTCAAACTTAATTAAACTATGAGCAATATCTTTCAAACTACCATAGTAAGTTTTAGATACTTCTAATATTTCATCTAAACCTGTATTCTGTGTTGGTTGTTGTAAATAGATTGTTGAATCTTTTGATGCTGTTAAAAAGTAATACATTATACAACCCTCCCTTTTATATCCTTGTTAGGAAATTTAACTTCGAAAACAGAAGGGTCTAATGATGGATACACCATCTTACCTTTTGTTGCTCCTTGTATATCATACGAATGTTCAGAGTACTGTCCTAAACATTTATTAATAATTTCACATTTAGGTACTGATTGAACTCCTTCTACATTTGCTATTAAGATTTCAACTTCTGAAATGTTAATAGGCATATTGAATGTCCAATTATCTATATTAAAATATTCTTTTAATCCATTGATACATTTTGTTAAAACTTCTCTTTTATTATATCCACCATAAACTCTTATTTCAAAATCCAATCCTATGTTGATAACAAATCCATCAATTAAGTTTATACCATCTGTTAGTAATCTATATTCACTTAAGTATGTTTTCAAGTTTTCTTTTACAGCTCTGTTTAAAGATGTTAGATACTTACTTGAATTATATCCAAGAACATATAAGTTAATAGCAAATGGATTATTCTTTTCATTAATATTATTTTTCTTACCAGATAAGAATGTTCTAACCTCATCTTTTATTTCTTGTTCAGTTGAGTTTGATTCTTTTAATGATTGTACCAATCCTGCAAATTCTTCAAGAGAATCAGGATTATTTAATATTGAACTTGGTGAATTATTATCTAACTCACCATCTGGTGCACAATAAGCTTTAGCAACACCACCAAACTTTGGAGGTAATGAAAGTGCTCTTACAACATAATCTTTTCTTGTTACTGCTCTATTTTGTGAACCGAAGTTTGCAAGTGAGTTTTCTCTAATCTCATCGATAGTTTCAGAACCTCTACCACCAGTTGCTGGCATTTCATTATCAACCGCAACAGAAGATTTCATTCTGTTATATAAAGTTAAATCATCTCCTACAAATGTTTTTACATCATCATCAAATTCTATTCTTTGAATAGTTGTAAGTTCACCCTTACCAACATTTGATTCTACTCCACCACCAATTAAATATGAAACAGTAAATTCTCCAGTCGGTGCCTGTCCATATGTTTTTGTTTTTAAAAAGTTTGATGGGTCAAATGAAGAACCCAATCTATCAATAGATGAGTTTAACCCCAATCCTACATTTTTAAAATTAGGAATTAGTGTTTCATCATTAGTTGAAGTACCTCCACCAAATACTATTGTTGTTGTATTATCACCATTTACTTTTGTAGTGAATCTTCTCGATGTTTTAACTAATTGTAAAACATTTGATACTGAATCTTTAAATTGTGAAAGGTCTTTATCTTTTTGTTCTGATATAGGATAATCAACATATACCATTTCTTGTGCAAGGTAAGGTACTTGATACCACTTATTACCATTTGAATCTCTTACATCGTAAATATCAATTACATTTGTATCTGCTATTTCTAATTTTGAAAAGTTATTTGGTGTACTACCAAAATTAAAAGATACTTCTCTTAACTCTGCAGATAATGCATTTACTTTTTTCTTTATAAGATATTGAGTAGGTTCACCACCAGAATCTCTTTCATATATTGTAATCTCTCTATCAGTTTCATCATTAAAATCTACCAACTCACTTGTTCTAAATTGAGTACTTGTTTTGGAAGATTCGATTACCATACCTTCTTTTATTCTTAAGTAAAAATCAGAATCGGGTCTGTTTTCTTCTCCTGTTCCAGTAGATGGTACTAACTGATAAACAGTTACTTCACATAAAGCGGGTGAAGTTGTTTTCGGTTTATATCCTAAGTATTGTGCTAATGCTATAACATTTTCTTTATCTTCTGCATATAACATTAAAGATTCTTTTAAAGAATCATCTGTATAGTAAGAAAGAATATCACCAACATACGAAGCCATTTCTATGAACATCATACCTGGTGATGTTTCATTAAAATCAGAATAACTTTTTGGGAAATATGTTTTAGCGTACTCAATTAAGTTTCCTCTAAATTGAGAGAAATCTTTAGCAAGATATTTTATATTTCTTCCGTTATTACTTTTAAAGTTTGCTGAATTTAATGCCATCTTAATTTGTTCCTTGTACTGTAAATGTTAATTCTTGTAAATCAATTTGATTACCAACAGTAAACTCTAAACTTAAGTTTACCCTATTTTGGTCTTTCAATTCGTTTGTCATTTCTACATCAATATTTTTAATAGAAATATATGGTAACCAATAATTAACATTTTTGGTTATTGTTTCTTGTATCTTTTGTTCAAAAGTATCATCAATCTGTTCAAATAATAAAGATTGTAATCCTGTTCCGAAGTTTGGTTGCATTATTCTCTCACCTTTTTTAGTAAGTAAAAGATTCTTTAAATTTGATTTAGCTTGTTCATAAGAAGTAAATGCTTGTTCAAAAAATCCAGTTTCACCATTCTTTATAGGCAATGTAATACCATATGCAAAAGAATCAAAATCTTCTGTATCTTTCAGTACCTTTCTACCGATTACATATGCCATATCATTTCTCCTATTTAAATAAGTTTTGGATTATAGTGATTATTAAAATAATTCCCATTACCACTATAATCAATCCACTTACCATTATCTCTTAAACTTTTTTACAAGTTCGGAATTATCTCTGTTTAAAATTCTATCTAAACCAGGTAATCCTGTTTTTACTCCAAGGCCTGTTTTACTAACACTACCTTGGTTTACACTACCATAACCCATTTGTGCAGCCATATTTGCTCTCATACCTTCCACTCCAGCACCAGCACCTTGTTCTGTAAAGGTAACTGTTTTATCCATACTTTCTTGGATAGGTTGTTGGGGTAACTTATCTAATACAGATTTAGTACCACCAGCTCCACCTTGTCTCTGTTCTTTTGTAAATGGTTTTGTATTATTCAATACTTCATTTAAAACAGAATTTTTAGTAAATTGTTTTTTTGGTGCTTGTCTTTGTTCCTGTAATGCAAGTTCTGCCTGTTCAAATGGGTCTACCTCATTCACTAACTGTGGAACTTGCGTAGAGGGAACGCTGACTACACCTCCCTTCTCCTCTGCTAATCGTTTCTTAACTTCCTCTTCCAATATCTTTGGAAAGGTTTTAGTAAGAAACCTCTCATGTTTTTTAGCAACTTCTGCCTCAACAATGGTTTTGATAACTTTTACTAATTGTTTTGAATCCATTTTATTTAATTTAGTTTATCTTAATATAAATATATTATTATCAATTTTATGGTATTGTAAATCCCGTCCAAGTTAAGATACCAGGTGCAGGTGGTATAAGTGGGAATCCTGGATACATTGATATTGTTATGTATAATCCACTAACTGTTGTAAGATGCATTTGCATTGCCATTATCAATCTATCCAAAAACATATTAATATCAGTAGTAGGTATTAGTGGGCCGACCGGTGTCCAAGTACCAGGGTTTAAAGTAAAGGCAGCGGTTGATGTTATATTTTGTATTGCACCAATTGATGGTATAATTGGTGGTATTCCTGTCAATAGTGTTGCACCTGTCCAATAACCAACACATCCCTTTCCAATATCATCTATAAAATTATGATAACCACTTTTCTTACTTAGTGCTTTAGCACAAGCTAGTGTTACCAAAATCTTCATTAAAGATTTGTTCGGACTAGAAAGTGGGATATTGTTTATAGTTTGCATTCCACTACGAGCCGCTATATCATATTCATCGGTAATTTTTTTCGCAAAGTCTTTATATGAATCTATACCTTCAGGTCGATTCATGTACATAAACATATTTGATTTAAATAAAGCAAATGACATTAGTTTACTCCGTAAAGTTTAATGTAGATAAAATAGTATCTAACTTATTCGATATTCCTGCATATGCTGATGCGTTTGATGGTGGAGCTGATGGTCCTGCTGGTGTTGGATGTATTTCTTTCTGAAGTTCTGAACAAAGGTCTTTTAGTAAATCAACTAAAACCTGTCCTCTTACTAATGGTTGTTCATCCGATTCTGTGTTAAGGTAAATTTCTCCACTACTGGCCAAAAACTTCATATCATTATCATTGGTAGTAATCAATAAATCACCATTCAAATCAATTGAAGCACCATCATTACCATTATCAATTGTAAGTTTACCATCAGATATAAATGAATAATCTCCCTTAGAGTAAAATATCATTTCAGAATCTTTTGCTGATAAAATAATTCTACCACTATTAACCAATACTTGGTCTGTACCTTTTAGTTCATCAGGTGGAGTGTGATATATTGGTTCGGTATCAAATGGTGAATCTTCTGTTCCTGGTACAAAGTTTAATAAGTACTCTCCACTTGTTATTGCTATAGTAGAACCATCTTCAACAATATCTTCTTCAGTATGTTGATACTCTTTTAACTCATCAAATGATTTTGGATTTTGTTTATTTCTAATTATTATAGTAGGAGCTAAAATGTTTTCATCATTATTATATCCACTAAATCTAATCGATTGTCCAAATCGAGATTGAATTAATTTATCACCTTCATATAATCGTAATGGGTTTATTTGATTCTTTTCAAAATACTCACCGAACTTAGTTGTTCTATCTCCTTCATCAGAAGAGTTAGCCGTACCTGTTTGTGATGTGGTTGAATAATCTTTACTACCACCTCCAGATTCCTCATCAGGCAATCCTCTTAATAATGCATCTTCAACAGCATTACCAGCATTTAAATTTATATTTGGAATTCTCTTATAAGCAAGTTTACCTCCCACTTCTACCAACTGAACAGTTTCTCCAAGTAGTGGGATTCCCTCATCAGGATTTGATGGTGGATATTCTGGTATATTATTTACATTATAAGTAGATTCACCTCTTTGTACAATTTTACAATATCCAATTACAAATTGTTTATCATGTACTTTATCTGTTAAATCACTTGGCAGTTCTAATGGTTCTGCTTCAGAATCATCAAGGTGTACAAATATAACTGTACCAACTCTTGAATTAGCTCCTTCATAAAGTTTCTTTCCTTTATTAGAATAAAAACTACTATTTGATATTGAAGTTCTACCCATTACTTAGATACCTTTTGTTTAAGTTCTTCTATTTCGTTTGTAAGTTCATCAACCTTTAAATCTTGTTCATCTGCAACTTCAGCAATTGTTTCATCTAATTGTTTTAGAAGTTGTTCCTTTTCATCATCCGATAGGAATCCTGTATCACCTTCTACCTTATCCTTAGATGCAATCATTCTTTGTGCAATAGAGGCCATCTTAATTAGTGATTCATCGTTTCTTACTGAAGTATCAACTAAATCTTTTATGATTGGCCCAATCACTGCCATATCACCAGAATGTCTAATTACCTTTTTCATTTCAGAAATTAATTCTGAGATTCTTTGTTTTTTATTCTGTTGGTTATCGTAGATATCCTTAAACAATCCACTTAAATCTTTACCAGGAAATAATTCAAAATTTGTACTCATGATTATACCATATTATGTTGTATATAAATATGGTAAAATAAAAAACCTCTCCGAAGAGAGGTTTTAAATTGTTAACGCGTTATGGAATTAAAAAGTATTTACTACTTCTTAATTATATGATATAGTACGAAAGCACCAACCAGTCCTAATAGACCTTCAGCACTCAGACCTCCTAAAATGCCCATGATGTTATCAACTACTGATACCTCTGGCCAAAATGGGATTTCTGCACCTTTGAATAATACTTCAAGTACAACTCCCAAGGCGATGATACTAATACCGATTTTTGTTAGTTCGTCAGCCCATGAGCCAACTTTTTTCAAAAATTCCATATAGTTCTCCTTTGTTTTTATTTAAAGAAAATAACTTTTCCATATTCCAAAACATCGGACTTGTCCACAAATAACTATTGTATATATGAAATAAAAAGTATGGTTTTGATTTTAACACCCAATGAGTAAACAATAATGGGTGTCAATAAAAAAACCCCTCGAAATGACTTAAAGTATTTTCTTTTTTAAGATGTAGTTGTGAATCACAAGAGTATCCATTTCACAATTTAGAAATGTTTGAATAGCTGATTTGGGGTCTAATACCATTGTTTGGTCTTTTAAGTTAAAAGAAGTATTTAAAACAATAGGATAACCATTTATAGATTGTAACTTGTTTAACAACTTATACATTAGTGAATGTCCCGAATTTCCTAAAGATTGTATTCTAGCTGAACCATCTATATGAGTAATAGCTGGTAAATCTTTTTGATATTCTTTTCTAACTTGTATAACTTGATTCATATAAGGAACTGATTCAGTATAATCAAAATACTTAAGTTGTTCTTCGAGTTTTACTATTGGGGCAAATGGCCTGAATCCTTCTCGTTTTTTAATAACTCTATTTACTCTTGATTTCATCTGAGGGTCTCTTGGGTTGGCGAGTATAGAACGATTACCTAATGCTCTTGCACCAAATTCCATTCTACCTTGAAACCAACCAACAACATTTCCTTCTGTTATTTCTTGTGCAATATCATCTATAATTTCAGAGTGTAATTTCTTTGTAAACCAAACATCATTTTCAAATTCTTTTAATACTTTTTCTACATCATCATTTGTGTAGTGAGGACCAAGATAAGGATATGAATTATCTATTCTGTTGGATTTTAAATTTGTAGAATAATGATAATGTAATGCACATCCAATAGCAGAACCAGCATCAGATGGAGCTGGTGGAATATAAACTCTGTTGAAGTTTGTGTTTTTTAATATCTTACCATTAGCCGTTCCATTATATGCACAACCACCACTCAAACATAAGTTATGTGTTTGTTTTTTTACATAAAGGTTATTTAGTAAATGAAAAAATATTTTTTCGTAAGTAGATTGTAATCCTGCCGCTATATCCTTATGTTCTTGTGTAAGTTCATCTTCTGGTAATCTATTTACTATTTTAAATAACCTACTGAGTTTTTCATTAAACATAATCTCATCAGAATAATCATAAGTAAAGTAACTCATATTGATTTCATATGAATCTCCTTTTGGATAAATTAGTTTTGAAAATTGTTTTTCATATTTCGTAGAATCTCCATATGGTGCCAATCCCATTACCTTGTACTCACCTTCGTTTGGTTTGAATCCTAAGAATGCAGTAAAAGATGAATATAACATTCCTAATGAATGTGGAAAGTTTACAGTTCCTATTTTTACTAAACGATTTCCCTCTCCATAATACATTGAAGTTGTTTCCCATTCACCAACTCCATCTACTGAAAGTATTGTTGCTCTATCAAAGTTTGATGTATAATATGAATAAGCAACATGAGATAAGTGATGGTCACCATAAATTATTTTAGTATTATTACCCTTTATAGAATTTATTAAAGTATCTAATTTTTTATACTCTTTTTCATTTCTATTAAGAATTTTTTTTCTTTTAAAATAATTTAGAACACCACCTCTTCTTGTACTCTTATCAATTCTATCTAATTTTAAGTTTGGGTTTTCATAAAAACAAATGGCATCGATATCATCCTTTTCAATTCTAAATTCAGAATACAACCACTTTATGGTTTCTATTGGAAATGAGGAATCATGTTTTATACCTGTGAATCTTTCTTCTTCAACTGCACCAAGAACTTTACCATCTTTGATTAAAGCAGCTGCACTATCGTGATATCCACAACTAATTCCTAATATGTAACCTTTTGACATTTTAATTTAATAATTTTCGTTATCCCAAAACTCTTGTTGGATATCGTTAAATTGACCTGTTTCTAAGTATTCGTTTAACATTTTCTTTTGATGTGTTTTCATTACATTTACAACTTTGGTAATGTAGTGAGTTTTACAATCAGTCATTTCCCTTATAAGAAGATACAAATGTTTTTTATTAAAGTTTTCTATATGTTCACTTCTTCTAAATAATTCTAATACTGCATCTGCTATTTGAATATCTCTTTTCTTATTAAAAATTTGAGTTAAGTGATTATCCCAATACTCTAACATGATTTGTTTAAAATCTTTAAATTCATCATTCTCTTGAGATTCATAAAAATCATTTTCAGGATTCCAAGTTTCTGGCATTTCTGAAAGAAGTGCATTTTGTTTCCATCTTTTGTAGTTACCATTGTTCTTTAAAATCAAATGGTTCTTTGCAATAATAGTAAAGTAAGAAAAGGCTCTACCCTTACCTTCTTTAAACATATGCATCTTCTCCACCATTGTAGAAACTACTTCTGTTTGAATATCCTTCTTCGGTACATCGAAGTAAGTAAACTTAAATGTATTTATAACATTCTCTGCTAATTTTTCAAATGGGTACTTAATTCGTTCTTCATAAATTTTAGACCTTTTCTTGGGGTCATTACATTTGTTGTACTCTACTATAGCTTCCTGAGCAGGTGTTCCAAAATATATTTTGGATTTCTTTCTTCTTGGTCTTGGCATAATTTATATCTGATTATTTAACTCTTCTACTATCTTTTTTAATTCACCGAAAGTAACTCCAACTTCATCATCTTTTTCAAATGCTTGTTTGGTATCCAATCTTCTCATTTCTTTTAATGATTCAGAGATTCTAAATCTAATCGAACCAATTGTTTCAACAAGTCTATCTTCGAGTTGTTCATTTTGTTTTAATAAATTTCTAACCCCTACCAATAAAACAATATTGGCAATTGCAGAAACTCCTATAATAATATTATAGGTTGTAAATATTTCTAACATATTAATTTAATTTTATATCGTATCCACTAAACTGTTTCATATACGATGTTATTTTTGTACCATAGGCATCAGAAAATACTTTACCTTTTCTGAAATACCTTTTTACAGAACCTTGTCCTCCAAGATGAGCAGCTGCTAATATACCACTTTCAGAAACATACATACCATTGATAGTTTTACCATCGTAAATATCAATATAATTTTGTAATTTTTCTTTGTTGTGATTTAATAAAGCCATCATTGCTGAATCTTGTAGTTGTGGATTATTAAGAAATTCGGTTTTAGAAACTTTAAATCCTAAACCTTTTAATGTTGATTTGCCGAATTGAAATCTTCCCATATATCCCCAAGTATTTGTGATATCATATCTGTTACCACTTTCTCTGTGTCCTATATCATTTAAGAATCTATTAAGTTCATCTTCATGATATTTTTTAATTTTTTCCTCTTCAAGTCTTTTTAATTCTAACTCTCTGAGTTCTTCTTCTTGAATCATCTGTTCAAGAGTCTTATCTGGTGTTTTATCACCAACCGCGGAATCTATCATTCCAAATGATAGTAATGAAACTATCAATGTAAATATAATTTGTTTTCTCATAGGGATTACTCCTTTTGATTAACTTACTTCTTTTATACAAATATACGAAAAATTTTCGATATTTCCAAATAAATTGGTAAAAACTTTTAAGCCTCACCAACGGGTCCGAAATAAAAACCCTCCAGCTCTTCTGAATAATTTGTATCATCAGAGGAGTTTTTTTGTAAACTATCCAAGGTTTTAGTAAGCTCGTCTACGTCTTTTTTAATTCTTTGTTCCAAATCTTCTTCAGATATTAACCCATTTTCAAGTATTATATCTACAAGATTTTGCATTATAATACTTTGCGTTAGTATTCTGTTATTTAGATTCTGAATAACTTTTTTTGATATTAAGCTCATCTAATAATTCCTTTATACTGTTTGGTTCATCATTACCAAAAACCAAATCTCCGAATGATTTTTTAATTGAATTTTCGTGATACCCCATAGCCGAAGCTAATCTCACACACATAACTTTGAATTCGGATATATTCATATCATCTGGTACTTCGAATTCTATTTTTGAAGCTTCTCTTTGTACTTCCAATAACTCTTTGTCGGTATAATTAAATATAAGTTTTCCCATTTTTAAATAAATTATAAGATTTCTGCACCACTTTCAAGTAATGACTGTGCCTTTTTGTATTTCATAAATTGAGTAGAACCATCAGATAATTTTACCATTACCCTTTCGTTTCTACCATATTTCTTTCCTCTTGTGATTGTTTCTGTATATCTTCTAATCGGGTCTGTGATTAATATTCCATGAAGATGGTCTATCTCATGTTGAGCACATACACATTCTAACAATCCTTCATCTGAAAAGAATTCATCTGAATTTTCCCATGTACCTGTTTCTGAATCAGGTGAGAATATAACTGTTCCTAAATTATCTGTTTCAACTGTGAATGATTTATGTCTTACTGTTTTAACTGGTTTTCTCATTGTTTTATCCAATGATAAACATTGTTCCACATAAGCAACTGTACCTTCTGATACTTCTGTTACTTTTGGATTTATTAACACCAAAGGTTCTTTAACATTGATTACACAGGCACATACATCCAAACCAATTTGATTTGCAGATAATCCAATACCTCCATGTTTTGTTAATTCTTTTAGAAGAATAGTTGATACTTTATCAATCTCTTCTTGACTCATTGGTTTTTTTTCCAATGGTTTTCTTAATTTATTTGGATTCTTTATTAGTTTCATTAAATAGATTTAATTGTTTTGTAACTTTTTTTCTTGTTGAAGTTGGTTCTCCCCAACCTCTAACATATATTGTTCTACCTCCATCTGGTGATTCGAAGATTTTGGCATCTTTCATTTTTTCAGAGAGCTCTTCTCTGTATTGAATTCCTTTAAGATATAGCTCTCTTACTATTTTTCCAAGTTCCATATCATTCGGATAATCATTTACTAATTGTTCTATGTTCATTATTCCGCGATATTTAAATATTTTTCTAATAACCACGATGAAGATTGAATCTTATCTCCCAATCCCCATACTGATTCTATTCCATATGAATTACATACATCGTTTTCTGGTGTGGTTGTTTCTGTTCTATCTCCACCATTACCAAAGGCCATTTTACCTTCTATATCATCACTATATGTAGTATGCCATTTATGTTTTGCATGGTCAATAAAATCAATTGCTGTATCATCTCCATGTATAAGTGGATTCATTACATAAACATAATCTACATCTCTTAAAGATTCCATTATAAACTTTCGTTCTCCTTCTTTCATAAACGATTTACCTTTTTTTCTCCTTAACCAACTATCGTTGTTAAGTCCTATCCAAACTTGTTCTGCTAACTTCTTAGCATTTTGGATACATTCGATATGACCTTTGTGGACTGGGTCAAACCCTCCACTAATTAAAATTACTTTATATTTTTTTTGTACTTTAGTATATTCTTTAAATCTTTTCATTCTTAATTAGGTATATCTTATGTAAAGATACGAAAATTATTTTAATTAAACAAGTCTATATTAGTTTTTTTTCCAAATCATCCTTTACTTTAAAAGAATAGTGTAAAAATAAATTATACATCCACTCTGATTTTAAAGTAGGTCTTTCATGTTTTATACGATTTCCATATAAAATTATACCAGCATCTCCATTTTCTAAATTTAAAATAGTTTTGGGTTCTGTATGTACGATAAGTGGATTTATAATATCATCAGATTTATCAACTTGAATACTTACAGTAACATCTAATTTTTCTCTATCTGTGTGTGGTTTTAGTGTATTACCTTTTACATATTTTCTCATGTATGTATTTACTGGTATTAATTCTCTACCAATCTTTTCTTCAAAAATACTTTTTAAAGACTTTAAGTAATCAACAGTTGATTCTAAGTTCCACATATTTTTAATTCCATAATCATTTATTCCAGCTAATTCCATATTACCTGGTTTGGATTCAAAATCTTTTTTTATAATTTTTAATTCTTTTGGATTTAATATATTTTTAATAACCATATTACAACAATTTTTTTTCTATAATTGGTTGCCTCAATTTATATTTTGGTTTGAAATATTCTAAATCAAGTTTTATATTTTTATTTGTTAATGATTTCTTTTTATAAATATCTTCATAAAAATCGATAGGTAACTTTAAATCTTTACTAATCATTTTAAATAATTCGGTAAATGAATTAATATAAGATTTCCATTGTTTATATTTTGTATCAGTTTTGTCTATCTCCTCATCTCTCCATTTAACTGAAACATTACCTTTATTATATCTTTCTAATACATAATAAGATTCGAGTTGTTCTTTTTTATTTTTTCTATCTAATAAAATAATTGTTTTAAACTCTTTTGCTTTGTTTAAAATATCTTTATATATTTCTGTATCTAAAATTTTATCATAATTAGATTCCCATAATGGTACATACTTTAACACATCTTTGTTTGAATCAAAATAAGGATAGTTTCTAATCAAATCGTGCTCCATACAAGTTTTTTTATTATAGTAAGAACCTAAACTTTTCATTAGATTAGTACCACCAACTCGTGGAGCAGCAATTATCAAAATACCACCATCCTTTATTTCCATGTGAATCCCGCTCCCATGTGTCCAAATGATGCAGATAATCCAAATATAGGTTTTCTTAGTTCTAAGAAATCTATAATTCCTTTTGGTGATAAATCATATCCTTTGATAAATTCGTGTTCTCCATCAACTATAGCAGTTGATTGAAGAGGTTGGTCATATCCAATTGCATAAGCAAGTTGAACCGTTACTTCTTGTACCTCTGGTCTTTCTTCTAAGATATCTACTGCGATTCTTCTTGCCATGTAAGCTGCACTTCTATCAACCTTAGTACAATCTTTACCACTAAATGCCCCACCACCAAGTGGAACTCTTGGGCCATAATTATCAACTGCTAGTTTTCTACCAGTTAACCCAGCATCGGCAGTGAACCCACCAATGTTCCAATCACCTGCAGGATTACAATGTAATGATTCAATATGGTATTGTGGATATCTACTAAAGAATCCTCCAACTAAACCTTTTAACATTTCAGTTGGTGCATTTTGGAATGAACATACAACTCTTAGTGAGTTACCATTCATCGTAACTTGAGTTTTACCATCGTATGGATATTTATCAAATACGAATTTATTTAATTCTCTTGATAGATAATATTCTTGTGGTAAGTATTGTTCATTATCTCTACAAGCATAACCAATCATAATTCCTTGGTCACCTGCTCCACCAGTATCAACTCCTTGAGCAATCTCTGGTGATTGTTTTGTAAGATGAACTATTACATCTTCTACACCTGATATGTTGTGTACGATTGATTTAATATCATCTTCTGTTACTTCTGTGTTTGAAGTTACTTCACCAGTAACAAATACTTTCCCATTACCACCACAAGTTTCAATTGCACATCGTGAGTTTGGGTCTCCTTGTAAGTAAAAATCTAAAATTGTGTCTGATATTCTATCACACATTTTATCTGGATGTTTCGGTGAAACACATTCTGCTGTTCTAATCATAATTTAGTGATTTTGTAATTAATGTTGTTATAATGTATAATAGAAGTATCGGTACAGGACAAAAGAATAATATAATGAATACCAATCTCCATAACAATGGGTCTGTATCAAAATATTCTCCTAATCCACCACATATACCAGATAAGATTCTATTTGATTTACTTCTATAAAATTTTTTCATTTATTTAATTTTTGTTGTAGTTTTTGGATTTGTTCTTTAACCTTTTGAGTTTGTGGTTTTATAAGTTTCAATTCCAAAATTTTTTCTATGATTTTTTTGTTATCCATTTTTAACTTGATTTTTTAAATCTTTATACTTTTTGTTCCACTTTGAAATTTCATCTTTATAACCTTGTTTTATCAACTCTTGTTTTTCTAATTGTAGTTTAAGGTCTTTATTTTCTTTTTCTAAGTTTTCTATCTTAAGTTCGTATAATCTTGTATGTTCCATATTAATTACTTAAAGGTGCTTTAATTGCTGGTTGTGATTGATATCCGATAACTTCGTAATCAAACTCACCATGTAAAATATCTACATTTGATACATCCACATATGGTAACTGAAAAGATTTTCTATTTCTTTGTTCTTCAGCCTGTTCTAAATGATTTAAATATAAATGAGTATCTCCTAAGTTTCCTATTAACTCACCTGGTTCTAAATTTGTTTCGTTACATAGTAAAAGTAATAACATTCCATAAGATGCAATATTAAATGGTAATCCTAAGAATGTATCAACACTTCTCTGATTCCATAGTAGTGATAATCTACCATCTTGAACATAACATTGAAATCCATAGTGGCAAGGTGGAAGAACTACGAGAGGTAGTTCACTTACGTTCCAAGCCGATACCATTAATCTTCTACTATCAGGATTCTCTTTTATATTTTTAATTAGTTCTTTGATTTGGTCTACACCACCTTTGTTTATCTCACCTGCAACTGGTGCCCACTTTCTCCATTGTTTACCATATATTGGTCCAAGTTCTCCATAGTTTCTTGCGAACTTCCAATCTGATTTTATTTTTTGTATAAACTCTTTTTGAGTAAGGTCATCTTTATGTGAATATGCTTTATAAGCATCACCATCCCAAATATGACAATTGTTATCAACTAAGTATTTGATGTTAGTATCTCCTTTTAGAAACCATTTAAGTTCTGTCATGATTGATTTGATTGCCATCTTCTTTGTTGTAAGAAGTGGAAACCCTTCACTCATCTTATGTCTTATTTGTTTACCGAAAACAGATTTGGTTCCTGTTCCAGTTCTATCGGTTTTTTCTTCACCATCTAATATAATATCTTGAAGTAAATGCTGGTACTGTAAATCTAAGTTATTCATAAATGTAAATATACGAAATTATTTTTAATTATCCAAATTTAAATTAAACTATTTTTTAATTCTATTTCAATATTTTTGTTTTTGTTAATCAAATAGTAATATTCTCCATTTGATTTTTTTGTTTTTATTTTTTTATTTAATGTTGATGTATCAAACTTACATCCTTCATCATAACCAAATCTTATAACTGATTTATCTTTTGAAAAGTTTGGTACATTAGATGGCCATGGGTCTTGATAAAATACTTTATGTTTTACTTTCACTCCTTTCAATAAAAGTATTTGTTGTTCTTGTGTTGGATATGAATCAGAATGAGGTTCTTCTTCAGTTCTAAAAACCATTACTATATCTGTAAACTCATCGTTAATATAGTTTATAATACTACTTACAACAGAATTTGATATTTCTGAATTAATATGTAAACTCATCATACCCTCATCTACAATTACTTTACAAACAATATATAAATTATCTTGTAATTTTATTTTATCTACTACGTCTTTAAGTTCTTTCATTTTAATGGTTTAGATGCTTCAATAAAAATAGATTCTAAATTCCTTTGTTTTATTTTTTCAGAAGGTAATACATTTTCAATATTTTCTAAATCATATAAATTTCCTTCTGAGTGTTTACATTTTTTAACATTAGTAAATCCAACTTCTTCTAATTCAAGTTTGAGTGATTCAAAATCCCACATCCACTTATGGCCCCAATTATAAATCATTGAGTTAAATATTTGTATATTAGTTTTTAAATAATCCCTTTCCTTATACAAATAGTTTTCCCAATAATCTTCATCTAAAGATTTTTTATATTCACTAAAAAACTTTTTATCTTTATTTTTATAAATCTTTTCTATCCAAATAGATACATCAGGACACACAATTCTAATTGTATTATTGGGAGATAAAATTCTAAATGATTCTTTTAAAAACTTTCTACCTTCTTCGTATGATAAATGTTCTATAAAATGAGATGAATATAAATTTTTTACAGATTCGTTTTCAAATGGTAACCCATCATTTACATTATGATTAATTACAAATCCACCAAGATTATGTTTATAAATTTTAATATCATTTTGTACATCAACCTCAACCAATCCATTGTAATTACCTCCCCATATTGTAATCCCAAGCCAATTTGGAATCATTTCAAAATGAGAACATCCTATGTTTATATTTTCGTATCCTTTAATAATCCCAGGCATTTAATTTTTGTTTTGTAAATTTTGGAGGATTTTTTCTTTGTATTAAAGTAAAGTTTCCTCTTTGTATAAATGGGTGTGGTAAAAAATCATGTATATCTAATACGTCTTGATTTAAAGATATATCAGCTGGCATTATTCCATTTGATTTAACATCTTCAATTATTTTTTTAGCTCCTTGTGGGGTTATCAAATATGAATGAGCTCCGAATAACCATTGAGTATTACAATCACACATATCAGGTGCCCAATCTACATCTGAATTATATTCTTCAAAACACTCAGTACAAACTTTTCTTTTCTTAAAGTTGTTATCATCTTCAATATCCCAATCTCGTTTACCCCAATTTGGTTTTCCTAAATTTAATAAATCTTCATTAAAGTTTTGAATAGAATCAATAGTAAATGATTTAATTAACATTGCATCATGTTCAAATATCATTATGTTTTCATTTAGTTCTAAACACTTTTCCCATAATTTAAAATGTGAAATAAATGTTGCAATTTCACTACTGTAATATCCTCCACCAAATCTTGTAATATTTTTTATTTTAAAATCATTATCGATAAACTCTTGCCAAACATCATACCTATCACATCCTTCAAATAATATTGGTTCAATACCAACAACCTTTAAATCATGTTGTGTTTTCTTTGCCTCATCAACACTTACTTTAGATTTAGGTAGATGTATTATATATCCTTTCATATAAATCTTTTTGTAGGGTTAATAAATCTATCACTAAAAAACCATTTCCAAGTATCACATTTATGTTTACTATTTTCATATGGAAGATTACCAATGGGTATAGATGTGTATTGGGTAGACCAGGCTCTTCTATCTCCATCAGTTAGGTTTGGTACTGAGTAGTGAAGAGTTCTTCCGTTAAACACCACCATATCACCTTTCTTGGGATATAACCACTCCCATCCTTTACCAGGTGGAGTATCTTCATAATCCAGCCAAAGATTTTCTTCAGTTACTCTCTCTTCTCTAATATCTTGGAATCTAATTGCACCATTCTTATCTGTAAAATCATCAAGTATCCAATAGAAGTTTATGTGATGAAAATCTAAATTAGGTTGTGGTCCATATTCAGTATCAGTATGTAACATAAACTTATTTGGTTCTTGTTTATATTTGATTACAATTTCATCATTAAAAAAATAGAACTCATCTGATTTGAAGAATTCTTTAGATAAGTTATACATCATATGAGATTGATAATACTCTTTAAGTATCGGACTTAAATGAGTTGCCATATCAAATCCCTTCCACCAAATTCCATTACCGAAATCCTTTTCATCTCCATTCGATATGTTATTTTCATGTCTCCATAAAGCATCCATTCGTACAACTTCGTTTCCTATTATTTCATAATCTGAACTTGGGATTACATTTTTTATATGAGTAAATCCCTTAGTATAATATTCTTCTATATTTTTATCTAATATACTCATGTACTTTTTATAAGTTTATTTATGTATGAATTAGAAGTATCCATATTATATCTGTTATTACTTTTTTTGAAGGATAATTTATTTTCAGAAAATCCTCCTTTTAAATGAGTAACAAATGATTTTCCATTTAAAATATATGAATGGTCAATATCCTCTGTTTCGTAATTTGGATTCTCATAATAAGGCCCTATATGAAATGTTGGTTTTTTTTCTAACAAACACTTTATAGTTGCCCCATGATTAGTATCACCATATCCATAATCAACAATATAATCATCAAAGAATTCTTTTTTACAAGCGAAAAAATAAGCATCTGCCATTCCTATTTCTTTTGTTTTTAAGTAACCACCATCATCATGAGCTATTTCTATATCAATTCCTAAGTTATCAAAAAATTCTTTATTACCTAAATATCCTGTTAGGTTTATTTTTTTTGAATCAATAGTTACATACTCATGAGTATCCAATAATTCAATTATATCTTCCATCAAATCGTTATGATAAAAAACATCATTGTGTTGTAGGAATATATAATCTCCTTTAGCATGTTCAATACCTATGTTGTATGCAGTAGAAACCCACATTGTTAAGTTTTCAAAATCACTAATATTATATTTAATCATTTCTTCCAAAGATATATCTTTTTCTTTTTTGTATTGTAATCCCTTAACTATTTTTAAGTTAGGCATTTTAATATCAGGAAATGAATTTGTATTATCAACTAATATTATTTCATAAGAATGTTTTGAAAATGTTTTGTTTATATTTTGTATAGTGAGTATTGTAGTTAATATAATAATATCACTATCTGGTTCTTTCCATTTATATAGATTATCTGTTGTACTTGCAAAGGGTAATATAAAACTAACCATGATATATTTCTTTAACTAAATTTCCATTCTCATAATACAAACAAGATTTACCAACAAGGTTGCCGTTTTTGAAAGTATTTTCTGATTCTAAAACTCCATTGTGATGATAATAATTCCAACTTCCTTCCATCTTTTCATTATCATTAAATGTTCCCTTGGTTCTGAGAACTCCTGTTGTATAATATTCTCTGTAAGTATGTTTGTTGTTAATATATTTCTTTATCCATTTAATTTCTTGTTTCGGATAAAAAGGATAGTATTCAACTTCTTTTATCGTAACACCAAACTTTTTTAATGTAGTTTTGTAAGTGGTATCATCAAATCTATATTCAACTTTATATTCTAAATTATTTCTTTTCATTGTAAATGATTTTAATTTAGAATTATCTGTATTGTATTCGTAAGATATATTTTTTAGTACATCAACTTCTTTACAAACATCACCATCTATACTAAAATGTTTTTCGTAGTATTTGCCATGTTTATTAAAGTATTCTTTTTTTACTATACTTTCGTGATTATAATAATGAACTTCGTTTTTTACTTTTACTTTTACTAATGCACCATTTTTATTATTATAATAAAACGATTTATCTTTAGTTTGTTTTTCAACTAAAATTCCATCCTTATTATAAAATAATTTTTCATCACCCTTAGTATGAGGTTGTCCTCCATTAAATATTCTTAGGTTTTTTGTTTTTAATTTTTTATCAGAATCTTCCTTGGGATTTTTAGATGCCCATTTTTTATAAAGATTCCACCCATCTTCACCTTCGTATATTACAGTATTTGTTTCTGTGTGTAAGACACAGTTACTATTATATAAAGTATAATCGTACATTATAAATTAGATAACCTTTCTATTTCTTGTTTTACTTTTATATTCCAAGGGCCCCAAGTTATATTATCAACCAACCACTTTCTATAATAAGGTGGGATTGATGCAACTGGTTTACCTTTATATTTTCCAAAGGTCATATAAACCTTTTCTATATCACCATCTTCGTTTGTTTTCTCTGATAAGTTTATTCCTCCTTCTAAATGGATTCCTATTTCATGCATTGGAATACCTGTGATTTGTTTCTTACCTTCACCAAACAATTCCCATTCTTCACCACCAGTATCTTTATAATACAGTTCTTCTACCTTACCAAATCTTTCTACTGAACCTACAAAATCAACCACTAAACAATTTTCTTTTTGTGGATGAATACGAGTTCCCCTACCAACAAACTGATACCACCAAGAGATAGATGCTGTTGGTCTACCTGTAATCAAACAATCTAATTCAGGATAATCGAATCCAACTGTAAGTACATTAACTTGTACGATAACTCGTATCTGTTGATTTCTAAATTCTTCTATGATTCTTTTTCTATCTTGTTTAGGTGTACCACCATGAACTACTGCTGCCATTGGAATCTTTCTCGCTAAATCAGTTGCCTGTTCTATCGTTGGTACTGCAACAAGTATAGATTTTCTATCATGTACTTCTTCAATCTTCTTTACAATCTTATCACCAATGTTTTGGTTCTCATAAGAACGAGCAATAGAATCTTGTGTATATTCAGCACCACTCGAATTGTAAACAAGTGCACCAGTATCGAAATCATAAGATTGATATTCTAATGGACTCCAATATTTCAACTTAACAATATCTTGAATCTGAGAAACATGAAGAATGTATTTAAAGAACACTCCATGTTTAGAACGATTCGTTAACATCACCAACTTTGAATATGGGCCAGTATCTCCCATGTTGGTTTGTAATTTTAAGGGGGTTGCAGTAAGACCAAGTACATGAGTTGCTTTCATACCGTCCACAAATCTCCTTAACTGTCCTGATTTGTTCCTCGGATACCTATCACACTCATCGATGATAATCTTAGTGACCCCCATATCTTTGAATTGATGTGCTATGTTAATTATCGAACCGATAGTTGCATAAGTAACATCACCCAATTCTTTACTACCCATTGAGGCTGAGTAGATTGATGCTTCACCACCAAGTGTTATGAACTTATTATAGTTTTGTTCTAATAGTTCTTTTGATGGTTGTAGTACGAGAATCTTTTCACCAAGTTCTTTGGCAATTGCAGCGATAACAATCGATTTACCAAAGGCAGTTGGTGCCACGATAATCGATGGTTTCATCTTTGGAGTTCGTAAAAACTCAAGACCGATTGCAACAGGTTCTATTTGATTCTCTCTTAATTTCATAGACCTAAATCTTTTCTAATATCTTCCTTTACTGTTCTTAAATATTTGGTTCTCTTTTTATGAGATACAAATGGTACTGACCAGAATTGTTTTGTTTTTATCCATCTGCTGAGTTTCCATCCAAAAACGAAGGTAAACACACCCAACACTAATCTTAGTTTGACAGAGTTAAGATATAGGGTTCTGACAGGTAGTGATGGAGCTCCATGGGTAATATAAGTTCTAACTTTCTTATCTTTCAAGAATGGTTTTGGATATGCATATAGTTTTGTAAAGTTTACAAACTTGTATGCAAAACCTGGTGTAAATACTTCATCAAAGAATACTTCCATTCTTGGTGTTAATCTAAACCACCATACAGGTGAAATAAAGTAAATGTGAGTTGACCAAGTAACTAACTCTTGATATTTTTTTATCAAATCAGTTCTCGGTCTGGCAAATGAATCTCTATATAAATCAATCACTCGATATGATTGTTTATGTTTTCTCATCTGTCTTGTAGCGGTTTTATAGATACCATTCCAACAGAATGATTTCTTATCAGGATGACCTACTACAATTAAAATCTTCTTTTTCTTCAAACCTTAGTCTTTCTTTTATATGTTCTTCTTTTCCTTTTAAACTCAACTTGTTTAGGTGAACCATGTCTATCATAGTATTCAGGATAGTTTTCTTCTTTATTTTTTCTAGCTCCGTAGAATATATTCCAAATAGTAAAGTAGATGTATATTGAAAATATTACAGCACCTACTATAAACATAGTTACATTCATCTTCTTCTTCTTTGTCTGATTGCTATGGCAAATAGTAAAATAGTTCCTGCCCAATGAGCCGAGTATTGAGCCTCTTCTGTGTGTCCGAATAATCCTAATCCAATTGAATAACACATACAAATGAATGCGAGTATAATTGGATACCAAGTGTTTAAAAATTCTGTAACCTTGTTCTTCATAATTTATTTTAATTTATATTTCTTTTTATATCTTTCTACAAATGATATACCAACTCCCAAATCTAATATTTCATTTTCTTTTGGAATGAGTGGTTTTCTTTTTGTGGTAGTAATAATATCATCGACTCTTGTATTTTCAAACACATCTAATATTACTTTAGAGTTTTTACGAGGACCTTTATGAACTACTACTACTTCTAATATTCTATTTACATTACCCACTACGACCAATTAAATAGTAGTGAAATAAGAAATGTAGCACCTAAACCAATTACAGCCCAAAATAATGCTTTGTGATTACTTTGAATTTGTCTATCACTTCTTCCTTGTTGACTTCTGTATTGTCTTTCGTTCTCAATATCATTAATTAAAAACCCTACCCTCTCTTTTGCAATGTATGTAGAATCTTCTTCTAATAATTTTTTAATCTGTTTTAGATTTTTTGTAATTTCTGATTTATTCATAACTTATAACTTATTATCGTGATGTCTATCTTTAATCTTTTGGTATTTCTTTTTAAGATTTTTAGCATCAGCATATTTTCTTTTTTCTATTGTTTCCAAAGTTTCTTTAACTTTTTTTCTTTTATCTCTTGCAGTTTCTGATTTCTGTAATCTTTTACCTCTATCCATAATTAAATAAATTTATTAACATTGATTTTGTTTTCAATATCTTTTAATTTTTCTTTCATGTAATACTTTGCATATTCTTTCATCAAAGTATCTAACATTGTATAATGAGAAAATGCTTCCGATTCTATCGGTCTGTTTTCCCATTCGTTTTCATCCAACCAATCTTTGGGTTCTAACATAACTCACATTCTGGCATAAACCAAACGATTAGTATGATTACAATAATAGCGATTATTGTTACTAATACTCTAACTGGTCTTGATTGTTGTTCTTTCCAAGCTTTCACTTTTAATCCCCACTTTGTACCAACTCTACCAGCCCAATCAAATCCTCTACCAACTAAATCAAATGGTGGTACTTTTAAAATGGTTAAAAAGAAAATAAGGAATCCTTCGAATCCATATCCTTCTTGAAACATCATCCATATAGATGCTACTAAGAAGTACCAACCTATATATTTTTGTAAGTGTTGTTTTATTTTATTCATAACTTGATGTACTTAATAATCCACTATACTCACACTTATTAGAATTAATAAATGGAAGTATAGATAATTCTTTTGCTTTTGATTCAACCATTACATCTACATCATTACCATACAAATCAGGTAACTCATTGATATAATCAGAGTGAGCCTGTGGTTTTAGTTTCTCATTACCTTCATGTAATGCTTTTGATTCAGAGTAATGAACAATTGGTTTGATATCTTTTGGCCATGTAGAGATTGCCAACTCTAACGCCTCTTGTTCTGATAAACCACCTGTGTTGAACTTATGGTGATGATAATCGAATACAATAGGAATACTAATTCTTTCGTGTATGTACATCAAATCTTTTACTGAGTACATAGATGCTTTATCATCATTCTCAACAGTCAATCTATTTTGTACTGATTCTGATAATCTTTCGAAGTTCTTACAGAATCTATCCATAGCAGATATCTTATCACCATACACACCATTACAATGAATGTTTAGTTTGTTGTATGGAGTACGAGATAATCCTAACATATCAAATACTTTACCATGAATTTCTAAATCGGTAATTGTATTCTGTACAACATTTTCACGAGGAGATACGAGTACATTGAAAGGGCCAGGATGTGAGGTAATACGAATACCATTAGTAGTTGCGTATTGTCCACACGCCTGAAGTATTGTTTCAATTCGTTTGTAGTATGGTGAGTTCTCTATACCATACTCTGAAGCCCATGGAAACATCTCAGAAGATAATCTAAAACATTTGATGTTATTCTCATTGTTCCATTCTAATATAGTGAATAAATCTCGTGAGTTTTGTAATCCTAACTCACCAGCATATTCAACACCCTTCTCCAAGAAGGTTCTCTTAATCATTGAACGATTAGTGGTTACTTTAGGTTTTTGTTTACCCAAAGTCATGTTAATACAAGCGTATCCTAAATTCATATTATATCTTTTATAGTTTATTTACTTAAGTAAATATACGAAAAAAAATTGATATATCCAAGTCTTTTAGTAAGTTTTTTTAGAAAAATCAGTTGGGTACTGTTCTTTTAATTCATTGAGTCTGGTTTGAGAACCCCCTCTACTTTGAATCCAATGTTGTGATGCTCTTTGATTGTTAATCCATCTTTCTCGTTTACTCCAATCAAACTTAGGGTGTTGCCAATAATCCAATCCTTTATAAACCCTTTTCCATCCTCCTTGATTTTCATACCAATCATTATATTCTTCTTCAGTTAATATTCCATCACCATCAGCATCTGCTTCTCGTTCTTCTTCGGTTAGAGGTGGAGAAAATCCTCTTGCTTCATCAGGTAGTATTTCTTCATCGAATTCATCTTGTTTCTTTTGAAACTCATTGAAAGATTGTTCTTTATCATTTGTCATTCCAGCAACTGTAAATAGTTCATCACTATCATCACTTTCATATGAATCCTGTCTTTCTAAGAAATCTTTTACATCAGGTTCGTTAGCCCAATCTTCTTCTTGCTCAGTTAAATCTTCATCTTCATCTTCATCTGGTATTTCATCATATAACTCTCTCTTACGAATTACTTTATCTTTTTTAACAATTCCCCTATCAACCAATACTGCGTTGTTAAAAGCAATTACAAGTGCAACGGCCAATGGGTCAAATACAAAAATAATAATTAGAATAAACCAGTTAATAATCTGGTCCATAGGTCTATCTAATAATCCACTAAGATATTCAAGTGGTCCTAATTCGGATGATACACCTTCCATTGATTCTAAATCTAATATTTTTAACTGAATGGATTGTAGTGAATCGGATGCTACTTCTCTTTTCGCTTGAACAGATTTACGATTCTGTTCTTCAACTTCGATACGTTTTTGTGCCAACCTAAGTTCGGAAGTAGAGATGGTTGTTCTAATGCCCCCAACCACCGAGGTGTCTCGTACTTGGATTGATTGAGATTTCGCATTAGAAAGAGTACCAATGTTAGTAGAAATTCTTTTAAGTTCTTCATCATATCTTATTACATCATCACCCCAAAACTGTTCTTTCTGTTCTAAGAATGCTAATTGTTTTTCTTTTATACTATACTGATTAAATGTATCTTGAAATGCAGATGTTAAGAATCCATATATACCTAATGATGTTATAAGGATTAGGATAACTACTGCAATACTTAGATAGATTCTAAATGATTTGTTTATCCTATCCCAATAGTTGTAAAGATAACCAGCGGTAATTAGTTTTGCTAGTTCCAATGAACTTGCCATTATTATTACAGAGAATGCAGCTCCAGCAAATAGTTTACTTAAACCACTAACTGAAAAGAATGCAGCATTGAAAGCTACGAATAGTGCTGATAAACCTAATAGTAAAGTTCTGAATTTCATTGTAAGTTCCTTATCCTCTTTCTACAACCTCTTTGATTTCCTCAAGTACTTTAATTATTTGTTGTAGATAAGAATCCGCTGTTTTAGAATCAGCAGGTCTTTCACCTGTAACCATTTCTTTTACCACTTTTGATTTGGTAATACATGATTCGATGTTGTTCGTAACCCTATTTTTATACATTTCTTTCATATATGATATATTTTGTTGTACTACTATAAATATTAAGATATAAAAAAAGGGAATTTTTCAATCCCCTTTCTTAGTTTATGATATGAGTTTTAATAAGAAATTTTTAAGGTCTTTGCCTTCTTGTTTACTTTCTTATCAATAAGGAGAGTGAGTAACCCATTATCGAATTTAGCAGTTGTTTTTGTTCCATCATAATCAGAACCAACTGTTAATACTAAATCAATATCTTTTACAAAACGAGAAGTATCTTCTTCTTTTGTAGATTTGATTGTAATTGTTTCATCAGTAACATCTACTGTAATATCTTTTGGATTGTGTCCAATAGTGTTAACTGTAACTTTTTGTTTACCATCTTCCAATGTTGTTGCTTCAAATTGTGAATTCAATCTATTAGTTGGTTTTGTTGTGTAGATATCCTTAAAGAAGTTATCTACGAAATTTTCATTAATTGTGTAAAACATAATATTCCTTTTTATTTTAATTAAACATTCACTTATTATAATACCAAATCTATACCATTATATAAAATATGACAATTTGTCATTATAATAATCAATAGTTATGACAATTTGTCAGTTATCAATTTCAACCTTTGTCAATGAACGATATAAAATTTCTAATTCTTCTTCGGTTGAACACAACCCCAAACCAAATAAATCAGCAATCTCTACAAAGTATTCTCCTTTTTTAATTCCAAGTTCATCCCACTCATCATCTGCAGAAGAAATTAAAACAGGTGAATTTTCATCAGGATTATCTTTCGGAAGGGGAAGTATATAATAACTATATGTGTTTGGTTCTTCGTCAGTACCTCCTTCTGATTCTGTTATTTTTTCCCACCCTTGTCTTTCAAATGTTTTTTTGGTGATTGGTATGAAAGGAAACTCAATAAAATCTTTAACCATTATTCTAAAACTATTTTAATTGTATCACTAATTAAATGTTCTCTAATTGTGCCTGTGAGTATAAGTGTATCACCTACCATTGTTTTAACTGGTCCAATTACATTATTAACTTTACCATCAACAACATAAGATGCCTGATTTGAAGTTGTAACTGAAACTTCATCTTGTAAATACCATTCGAGGTTACTTTCCCATTCTACCTTCATTGGTTCATCCCAATATATTGTATTACCAACTGTACCACTTACTGTGTGGATTGTTTGATGAACATCTTGTCTAAGTTCTAATCGATAGTACCCATTATCATCCATAGGTAATCTACCATCAATTTCTAATGTGGGTTCTTCAAATAATAAATCATCATCTGTTACTGAACAAGATGATAAAACCATCAGAGTTCCGATAATAAAAATCAAAACTAAGTAATCTAATATTTTATTTATCATAGTAAGTAATTTAAAATTGAATCCCATGTTGGAAACTCGTTTGGTTTGTTATCGTTTTCCCAATCGTTACCGAATCTTAATAGTTTACCACTAAACTCACCAGCACCATTCTTCAATCTATCATCGATTAAGTAATCACCCATCAATAAATCTTTTCTATGAGTGATGAACATTTTTTTGTGGAAGATATCACCGAAGTAATCTTCTATCCAAAATCTTTTATCTGTGTTTGATTGTGGGTTACCCCATGGAGCTGAAGTAGCTATAAACAATTCATACTTACCACTATCGTGTAGTTTCTTTACAGCTTCGATGGCTCCTTTCATTGGTGGAGCTATTCTGAATAATCCTTGGATGTGGTCAGGAAAAGTTTCATACCTCCCCTTTAAATGTGGATGATTAGTAAACCAATCATCAATTGCTTTACCGAAGTCAACTAAGACCCCATCCATATCAATGTAAACTATTTTCTTTTTGTTCATATCATTACTTATTTACTATGTAAATATACGAAATATATTTGAATTGACCAAACATTTTTAGTATTTTTTTCTTATTAATTTATTGTTTTCATTTAATCCCCACCCATTAAAAGATGGTGATGTTTGTTGATTCTGTTGTATTTGAAAGTTAACACCTTCTATCATTAGCTCATCGACTCCATCACCATCCATATCTATAAATTTAATCCAATCAATATCGTAATGGTTTGATACTAAATTACTTTCGTTATCAAAGATATCAGAGGTTCTGTTTACAAAGTTTTTATATCCATTATTTTCATAATACTGAATTACATATTTACTTTGATAATTAAAACTACTGTTTATAAATAAATCTAAATCACCATCATTATCATAATCTATAACTGAAAAATCAAGTGTGATATTAGTTCCATTGTAATCAGAATCTAATACATATGACTCTGTAAACATATCATCATCGCCTGTTCCATAGTGGATAACATGGGTGTTTGATTGCTGTGAAGATGTAGTTCCATCCATAGATATATGATATCCCATTAATATATCAACATAACCATCATTATTTATATCAATGATTTCTTGTGAAATTCCTTTAGTACTATATGATTGATTATACTCATCCCACTCTATCATTGTAGAGGGTAAGGATTTTTTGTTAAATGTGAAATCACCATTACCCATGAAAACATATCCTTTACCTCCTGCAAAAATATCTATGTTACCATCATTATCTATATCACCAGCAGTTACACTATGTACCCAATCTCTTTCACCATTAAGAAGTGTAAACTTTGTAAATGTACTTCCATTGTTTCTTAATACAAATAATCCTCGTGGACTTGTTGTATCATCTGGTGCTTCACTATAAATTATATCCAATAAACCATCTTTGTTTATATCTGATGTTATTATTTTTCTAACTCCACTAACTACACCACTATCATTATCTATGTTTAAAATAGATGATATGTAATATCCATTTCCATCGTTGGTATATAACTTAATATAGTTTGGAGAATTTTCATCTTTACCAATAATATCAACATACCCATCATTATTAAAATCACCATATGCTATACCAACAACCAACATACCATTATCGGATAAGTTTGTAGTATGGTAATTATAATATCCATCATTGAGTTCATGAGTTTCAAATGATGTATCATATATTTTAAATTCAGATGTAGGTGGGTTTGATTCGAAATCAATTGATACAAGTTCTTCCTTCTCACATCCTATAAGAAGAAATGAGAGGAGAACAATAAGTAGGTACTTCATAGGGTTATGAATCTTCTTTTATATGAGACCTAAATCCTAATACTGGCACATGACCTGTGATTTCAACTTCTCTTTTTCTAATAAATTGTTTAGATACTTTAAGGGTTTCTAAATCAGTTTCATTCATTACCCAATCTTTGAATAGGTAAGTTAATAGTTTACTCTTAATAGCTTTAATCATAATTTTAATTTTTATATTTTAACTTATTTACATAGTAAATATACGAAAAATATTTGATATGACCAAGCAAAAAGTGAATTATTTTTAATTAAATAAGAACTTTTTTTGTAGTAATTTTATCATGAAATGAGTGAACCACTTTTGGTTTTCCATGAATTTTGTTTAGCTCTTCTAAAAACTGTTGATATTCTGAATGAGATGGATTGTGTATTTCTTGTTCTTTAAAATTATTTTGTTGTTCAAACTCTCCCCACTCTACAATAGGATTAAAAAATATAGTAAATCTTTTATTTATTCCTTTCATTATAGAATGTATTAGATTATAAAAGTTTTCCATATCCTTATAGTTTCTTTGTTGTACTACAAATGAAAATTTAATAGATTTAAGAGTTGGTATTGTTTTTATAAATTCTAAGTTATTCATTAACCTATCCCAATCACCCCCAAGTCTAACAATATCATAAACTTCCTTTGTACCAGCATCTATTGATATTTCACATTCATTTATATATTTTTGAATTGGGTTTATTAAGTTCCAAGTTTTTTCATTCCAAAGTGTACCATTTGTGTGTAAGAATATTGATTTCAATTTTGGAAACTTTGTTGAATCAAACTCTCTCATAAACCTCATCATTGTTTTTGAATAAAAAGGTTCTGCTCCTCCACATAAGGTTATACCTTGTAATGTATCTCCCATTTGTTCTACAACCTTATCAAGAGTTTTATCCATTTCAATTCTTCGTTCTCCTACAAAATTTATAAATTCACTTCTACATGATGGGCATCCAAGATTACAAGATAAATCAAATCCAAATACAACCCAATCTGGTTTTGGGTTTTTAAATATAGGATGTGTTTTTAATTTAAAAGTAGGTGGTATGTTTCCTTTATTAAATGAAGATAAGTGAGGACAAAGATTTTCCTTACAAAACTTATAAGAACCATCCAATATTGATTCTCGAATTTCTTTTGATTTTTTATTATAAAAGTTTTCTTTAAAGTTATCAGAATCTTTTACATCAGTAGGTAACCAACCAGGACAACAAAGAAACTGACCATCGTTTGTAATCTCAGAATAGTTAAATGGTGCACTACATGCATAATCTTTATTCATAATAATGTTGTTTCCTTTTCTACTTTTCTATAACCAAGATATAATCCATATAAATAATCTGATTTTACTGGTGGTCGTTCATGTTCAATAGTACCTCCTTCAAAAAAGTAACCATCTCCCTTTTGTAATAAAATTTCAGTTGGTATATCTTTGTAATAAATAAGTAGTGGGTTTGGAATGTTATCAGATTGTCCTAACATAATACTCATTGCACAATCTGCCTGACCATCCCAATGTTTATGTAGTACATTTCCTTTATAATATTTTCTAATCCATGCCTGATGTGGTTCTAACTTGTAATCAATATTTGATTCAACCAATGGTGATAACTTGTAACATAAATCCATAGCTAAATTTGAATTATGTATTATATTAGAACCTACTACTTGTTTATCTTTGTAGTTATAATTTGAATCGAAATAATCGATAAAGTTAGTACACTCTTCATATGTTAATATGTTTTCAAATCTCATAACATAGTATTTGAGTTCTTTATTCTATTAATAATTATTTCTGATTTTTTCATATGAGCATTCCAAGAATAATGTCCATCTTTTATTTTAAACTTTGTATCTTTTGCTATGGTTTCCAAACTAAACTTTGGATACCAAAAATCAGTATGTTTCCAAAATAAAGTATTTATATTTTTTGATTTTAAAAACTCAAGAATAGATTTAAACATTTTCTGATAATATTCTAAATGATATTTTTCGTTTGGAACAATCTCATCTAATATAAAATTCAGAGAACTAACATCTCCATTTTTTTGGTATTGTAAATCAATATCATTAATTACATTTACAACATTTCCTTTTTCAAATCTTACAATTCTATGTGGTCTTGTATCTCCAACAACAATCCAATCACCTTCTTTAAACTTATCAAGATTACATATCAACTCATACAATATATGTTGATTTGAATTACCTCCCCATGCACAGTTCTTTTCAATTCCACCTAAGTATTCTGAAACAATCTCTGTCCATCTTTTACATCCATCTTTATATGTCATCTCATAATATGAATCTCCCTTGTGGCAGTTATCACCACGAGTAAAAGAATCTCCAAAGAACCAACAAGTTTTCATAATAAATCTGTTTTAGGTGGGTGAGGAGTTTCATCACCTAATCTGTTTAAAAGTATTTTATAAATATCATAACATCCTTTTGTACCAGGATGCCAATCTCCTTTTGTCTCTCCATTGGATTCATTTTCATCGTCAAGAGTAGATACTTGTATTAACTCACTAAACTCATCTGATTGTTTATGGAATAAAGTATTCCAAGTAACAAATATGGGTGAATAATTAATTAATAATTCTTTTAGTTTTTTCATAAACTTTACTTCATCCCCCAATCCATTTTTTTCCCAACCAACAGCTCTATCTACTTTTATCTTTTCTAAAGTAGGTATTCTATCTTTTTCAAGTAAATCACCATAATACCACCATCTACCTTTTTTCTTTGGTTTTGTTTTTCCTCTATAAAGATTTTGTATTCTTGATGGGTCTGACCAATATATTATTATCCTATCACCATCTTTATATTCTGGTATATTTCCTACTTGAAGAATTATTCCTATGTTATCACATCCTCTTATTGCAAGTCTTATTACATCATAATGTTCTTCTAAATAATCAGTCCAATGGTAAGTAGGAATATCCCAATCCACAAAAGAATCACCACATATGAATAATCTTGGTTTAGGCATAAGAGGCTAATAATCTTAATATCTCATCCAATGATTCGTGTCTATGGTTATCCATTAAACTTACAGCATATACATACTTAGATTCTTTAACCTTTGGTACTTCGTGTATTGCTGAATCATTTGCAAACTTTAAATCAATTTGATGTGGGTCTCCTGTAAGAATCATAGTTGATTTTTTTCCTAACCTACCTAACACCATTCCAAGTTGTTGTTTAGTTAAGTTTTGAAACTCATCTACAATCACACAAGCATTATCAAATGTTCTACCTCTAAAGTGAGATAGTGATACTAACTCGATGTTTTCATCTGATTCCATCTTTTGTAAGATAGTTGGTTTATTATAAACCTTTCTCATATTAGAACGAATAGGTACTAACCATGGCTCCATCTTCTCATCAAGTGAACCTGGTAGATATCCATTATCTTCGTTTGATACTGTTGGTCTTGTTATAACGATTTGGTTTATCTTACGAGTAAAAAACATATCCAATGCAATCTGTACTGCAAGAAGTGTCTTACCACTACCCGCTTTACCCATTATAAAATTATATGGGTGATATAAGATATTAGTCTTTGCCATCTTTTGCTCTTCAGATAGAGTTATTGAAAACTTTATTTTACCTTTCGGTGCTTGTTTATTAACATTTTGTGTTGCCATTTTATTCCTTTATAAAATTATATTTAGTAAAACCACTTTTATAACATAACATTGCAGATGCTCTATTCCAATCATCTGAATAAAGATATATAATATC